ACTGCCGACATCAATATATCTACCTATTACACACAAACATAAGGAGCAACAATGGCAACGACCGTCATCACGGGGCGCGATCTAGTCTTGACGATCGCTACCAAGAACTATGATGAGCAAGCTTTATCAGCAACGCTCAGCAATGATCCAACGATTGAGACTTATCAGACTCTTTATCAGAAAGCTTACAAACACATTGACGATCAATGGGGCTTCGAGATGGAGATGCTTGCAGACTGGGGCGCAGCAGATTCGCTATGTGAGGCACTTTGGACAGCAGCAGAGACCGCACCTAATACCACTTTGGCAGTGTCATTGACAGCTGTGACAGGTGCAGTCTTCACATTCAATGCAATGCCAGCATTCCCAAGCGTAGGCGGCACATCACCAGATGCACAGACCGTCTCATTCTCGTTCGTAGTAGTTGGCACACCTTCAGAGTCATTCACCTAAGATTAGGAGATCAGGAGCATGAAACTAGGACTTACAATCACATATAGCTCAGGCGATACAGTGACGGCAACGGTGCTGCCGCCTGAGTGGGTTAAGTGGGAGACAAAGACAGGGCGCAAGATTACAGACATCAAGGGTGACGACTTGCTGGGAATGTCTGACCTTGCGTTCTTGGCTTATGCAGCTCTTAAGCGAGAAGCTGCTGGCTCACCGTTAAAACCTTATGAAGCTTGGCTAGAGACAGTCGCAGAGATTGATCCTAATGAGCTAAGCCCAAAAGCTACGCCAGTGGCTCAGTCGGACGGCTAGTAGTCGAACTAGCAATCGCCACTGGCATACCGATGCGCGAATGGGTATCGGCTGAAGACATCTTGACGGCTGTGGAGATATTGGAGAAGCGCAATGGCAAGTGATCCGATTAGCTATGACAAGCGCGAGCTTGGCGCAATTAAGCGCGCTTTCAAAGCTATGGACGAACAGGCACTTGCTCAAGCTAAAGAGAAATCCAGCGCTTTGGCTGATTTCTTGCGCGGCAAGATTATCTCTGCATCGGCTGGTAGAACGCAATCTGGCACAGCTGCTAGGCGTATTGCTGAAGGTTCTAAAGTAAGCAAATCGTCAAAGCTTGGCGAATTGTCATTTGGCTACGCATCACAGCGATTCTCAGGCGGTGCAACTACTCAACAGCTATGGGGCGGTATGGAATTCGGCTCAAAGAATTTTAAGCAATTCCCTAGTTGGAATCCTCAAGGCTATTTTATTTATCCCACGCTTAGGGCAAATCAGAATGAATTAGTGAGACAATGGGAAGAATCATTTAAAGAGATAGTTAAGAGGTTCGATTAATGGCTGGCTCAAGAACACTAAAGCTCTCGATTCTTGCCGATGTCGATAATCTTCGCAAAAATTTAGGTGAAGGCAGCAAAGATGTTGAAAGCTTTGGCGACAAGCTTGGAGACTTTGGCAAAAAGGCAGGAGCAGCATTTGCGGTTGCAGCGGCAGCAGCTGCTGCCTACGCAGGCAAGTTATTAATTGATGGTGTTAAGTCTGCAATTGAAGATGAAGCTGCTCAAGCTAAATTAGCTGGAACTTTGGAGCGCGTTGCAGGGGCTTCAAATAAAACTGTTCAAGCTGTTGAGAAATACATAACAAAGACCTCACTTGCAGTGGGCGTGACCGATGACAAATTGCGCCCTGCCTTTGATCGTCTAGTTAGATCAACAGGCGATGTCGATAAGGCGCAATCAGGATTAAATTTAGCGCTAAACATTAGCGCAGCAACAGGCAAATCCTTAGAGACAGTCACGGCGGCAATTGGTAAAGCTTTAGATGGCAATGTGACATCGCTGGGCAAAGTAGCAGGTGGCTTTGAGGCTTCAGAATTAAAAGGCAAATCATTCTCTGATTTGTTGCCGATATTAACCGAGCGCTTTGGCGGTGCAGCTCAAGAGCAAGCTGAAACCTTTGCTGGCAAGATGGATCGCTTAAAAATTGCTTTTGGAGAGGCACAAGAAACCGCTGGCTCATTTATTCTTGACGGCATTACGCCAATCATCACAGCCTTTGTCGAAAAGGGCATACCAGCAATCCAAGCATTTGCTGAAGAAATCGGGCCGAAATTAAAACCAATTATTGATGGCATTATAAATTTAGTAAGAGATGTTTTATTGCCAGCGTTCAAGGTGTGGTGGCGTTATATTACTGAAATCATTATTCCAGCAATTTCAGCAGTGCTAACGCCAGCATTTGAAGGCATTAAAAAAGCATTTGACACAATTAAAAAAGCAATAGATGACAATAAAGAAGGTTTTGAGAAATTAAAGCCAGTTCTAAAAGCCGTTGCAGAATTTATTAGAGATAAAGTTGCTCCAATACTTGGCGGCGTATTTAAGCTCGCACTTCAAAACATTGGCACAGTTGTCGGCATTTTAGTTTCAGGCTTTGGCAAGCTTGCAGGATTCATTGGCGATGCTTACGAACAATTACGAAACTTTATAAATCTAATTAAAAATAATCCAGTAGTGAAGGGAATTAGCAATGTAGTAAGCGGTCTATTTGGCGGTGGCAAAGCAGCAGGTGGGCCAGTCAAGGCAGGCACTTCTTATGTGGTAGGCGAGCGCGGCGCTGAGATGTTCGTGCCAAAGACCGATGGCGTGATAATTCCGAATAACAAAATGGGCGGCGGTGGCGTAGTCAATAACTTCAACATCAATGTCTCTGGCGCTTTAGATCAGGAAGGTGTCGCGCGGCAGATAGTTGATATTCTAAATAACAGCTTTTATCGAGGCACGGTTGGAGCTGGTGGGCTGGTCACTACATGACCGCATATACACCTGAATGGAAGGTGTTGATTAACAGCGTTGAGTTTCAGAATATAACGCTGGCAAATCTCACAATCACATCGGGTCGCACAAATATCTATGAGCAGGCAGTAGCAGGCTATTGCAATCTAAGCCTGATAAAGCTCGACAATACGGTGACGACCCTTGACATTAATGACGGCGTGACGGTTGAGCTGCGCGACACTTCGGGCGTTTATGTGCCTATTTTTGGCGGCTCTATTGCTGAGTATTCGACAGAATTGACATCTGTCGGCACCGTGGCATCGGTTGAGACTATTAACATTTTGGCACTTGGCGCGCTCTCTAGGCTGCCACGATCTCTGACAAATGGTGTTTTAAGCAAAGACTTTGACGGTGATCAGATTTTTAGTATTCTGGAGCAAATCTTCTTTGGTCGCTGGAATGCCGTGCCTGCTGCTTTAACTTGGGCAAATTATGATCCTACTGAACAATGGCAAGATGCCTTTAATACAGGTCTGGGCGATATAGATAGACCCGGAAATTATGAGCTGGCTGCCAGATCATCGAGTGTCACCGATGTTTATTCTTTGGTAGCAGCTTTGGCAACTTCAGGTCTTGGCTATATTTACGAAGATGCAAGTGGGCGCATTGGCTACGCTGACAGCACACATCGAAGCACATATTTAGCCACGAATGGCTATATTGATTTAGCTGCCAATACCGATGCACTTGCTAGGGGCTTAAAGACTGCTGTGCGCGGTGGAGATGTGCGAAATCAAATAACAATTACATACAAGAACGGTCAGACCGTCACTGATACCGATAATGCTTCCATTATTACTTATGGGGCGCTAGCGCAGAATATAACCACAAGCCTAGAGAAGACAGCCGATGCGACTGACCAAGCTGAATTCTATTTAGAGCTGCGAGCCTATCCGCAAGCCATATTCGACAGCATTAGCTTCAATTTATCAAATGACTTAATGGGCAACGGTGATCGTGATGACCTCATAAATGTCTTTATGGGCATGCCTGTCAATATCACAGGGCTACCACAGAATATGGGCTCAAACTTTCAGGGCTTTGTCGAGGGCTGGACTTGGACAGCAGGCATCAAGTCAGTGACCTTAAAGATTAATGTCACGCCAATTGCCTATTCTTTGCAGGCATTTAGGTGGAATTCTGTGCCTGTCGGCGAGTCTTGGAATACGATTTCGCCTACACTTCAGTGGTATGAAGCCACAGTAGTGGCATAGGAGGATAGATGGCAACGACAACACCTAACTTTGGTTGGTCAGTGCCGACCAGCACAGACTTGGTCAAAGATGGCGCGACTGCGATTGAGACACTTGGCGATTCAGTAGATGCTTCGATGGGCGATTTATTAGGCGGCACAGCTGGTCAAATGTTAGTTAAAAATTCTAATTCAAATATGGACTTTATATGGCAGACACCTAATGTCGGCGACATTACTGAAGTTCAAGCTGGCACTGGCATATCAGTAGCAAGCGGCACTGGCCCGATTCCAGTCATTACAAATACAGCAACAACTACAATTGATGCTGAGGGCGATTTACTAGTTGGAGATGCTGCCGATGCATTGCAAAGATTACCAATTGGAACTAATGGCCATATTTTAACAGTTGATACCACAGTCGATGGCAAAATCAAATGGGCTGCCGCAGCTGGCGGTGGCGGCAAAGTCTTGCAGGTAGTTCCAGCTACGTATTCAAGCTCGTTAAGCACTTCAACGGGTTCATTTGTTGATACAGGGTTGCAAGCAATTATTACGCCTACTCTAGCCAGCAGTAAAGTTCTTATTTTGATGACTAATCAAATGGGCGCTAGCAGAACTGGCGATGATTGCTACTACAAATTTCGATTAGTGCGCGGCGCAACTTCAATCTTTGTTGGCAATGGAAATACAGGTTTTGCAACCGCTTCAGTATCTAATGCAAAGCAAATCTATAACACAGATAACGCAAGCTTTTTAGATAACCCTGCTACTACTTCAGCAACAACTTATAAAGTGCAAATTTCATCAGTTGGGGGTTCTACGGCCACAGCTCAATATAACGACAGCGCATCATTAATTCTTTTAGAGATAGGTGCATAACTATGGCAAAAGGTTTTGAAGTTTTAGAAATGTTAATTCCGCAAGGTGGTTGGAATATCTTGGGCGACAGTTATGAGGGAATTGAATTTGTCCATTGCGAGCCAATAACTAAAGAAGCATTTGATGCAGGCTTTGCTCAATATGATACTTGGAAGGCTGAGCAAGCAGCAGCACAAGCAGCTGCTAAAGCAGCAGCCGAAGCAAAGCTTGAAGCTCTAGGTCTTACACCTGAAGATTTGGCGGCTTTGGGGCTTTGACATACATTGACGGCACAGCTCAGCGCCTATGCGAAATAGCATTGGCTGAAATTGGCTATATTGAAACGCCTGACAATATAACAAAATATGGCGAACACACTAAGGCTAATGGATTGCCGTGGTGTGGATCATTTGTCAATTGGTGCGCGCATCATGCAGGTGTAAAGCTGCCATCAATGGTAAGCACTGCAATGGGCGCACAAAGAATGAAAGATGTGGCGCGCTGGCATACAGAGAATCCACAGGCAGGCGATTTAGCATTCTTTGACTTCCCAAGCGATGGCGTTGATCGCATTAGTCACATTGGAATTGTGGTCGCAATAGCAGGTAAAGAAGTAATTACAGTCGAGGGCAACACAGCGCCCAGCGGTGGAGATCAGCGCAATGGCGGCATGGTCATGCTAAAGACTCGCGCCTATGGCAAAGGCTCGCCGATTGTCGGATTTGCTAGACCAAAGTATTCAGTCAGCATTTTGGCGTATCCTGAAGTCAAGGCAAGCGAGGAAGCCGCGAGCAAAGTTAAAAAGAAAGGCAAAAAAAATGACACAAGTGAAGCTAATACTGGCATCATGGGCAAGATCATTTCTAGCGGCAAGTCTGGCGGTTTATCTCGCAGGGCAGAGTGATCCAAAAGCAATTGCTGGAGCTGGCGTTGCAGCTGTTGCGCCTGTAATTTTGCGTTGGTTAAATCCCAAAGATTCAGCATTCGGGCGCTCAAGCTCCTAATTGCTGGAATTCTTGCGCTAGGGGTATCAAGCTGTGGATATGACGGCTGGGTCAGATACCCCTGCCAAGAGTTCGACAACTGGAGCAAAGCCGAATGCCAGCCGCCAGCCTGCAAAGTCACGGGAGTCTGCACTTCAGACTTGGTTGGCGACATCGCTGACACCCAGAGCCCCTAAATATCAACGCCGCTTAAATCCTGAGGACATACACGCTCGGCTCATTTTTATCATTGGCATTGCTTTATCGGCTGTTTTTGTCATTATTAGTTTAGGTATTACATATGCGCTTATATTTGTCACACAGCCCATTGGTTCGCAAGCGCCTAACGATGCAGCATTTATTGACCTACTTAAAACAATGGCAATCTTCTTGACTGGCGCTCTTGGCGGTGTTCTTGCAGGCAATGGCTTAAAGTCAAAGCCAAAGCCAGCCGACACGCCGACCCCTGAACATAAGGCTTGAATCTGTCAGGGCTCTGTATCACACTGATACCACAGACACCGAATGTGTGGCTGGATCAGGAGCAACACAATGCACGAACTAGACATGAATATCAGCACAATCTTGACCTGCCTAGCTCTTATGGGCTTGGCGTTCATGATTGGATTTAGTAAGGGTCACGGCGATGGCTGGGGCGAAGGTTATGCCCGAGGCTATTATCGCGGCAAGAATCGTCAAGCTTCTCAAGTAGGTGATGAATAATGGCTTGGAATCTAGAGAATTACGAAGATGTAAATGCCAGAATAAAACGCTTTAGAGCTGAGTTCCCATCTGGTCGCTTGGAATGCTACATCGAGGACATTGACATCAAGGCAGGTTATATATTGGTCAAAGCTTTGGCCTATCGCAATTATGAAGATGAGAAGCCAGCAGCTATCGACTATGCCTATGAAGTGCGCGATTCATCTAAGATCAATGCGAACTGGTGGGTCGAGAATTGCGTGACATCTGCATACGGTCGCGTAATAGGCGCTCTAACGCCTTCAGATGCCAGACCTACGCGACAAGACATGGAGAAGGTGCAAAGGATTGAAGACGACCATAAAGGCCGTCAGAATGCCGCGCATAGCCTACTAACGGCCTATGAGCTTGAGCAGATGAATGCCAAGTCTGCAACCGAGGCAATGCGTAATCCAGTGCCATCTATGGCTGAGGCAATAGAGAGTCTGCAAGCAACGCTAGGCGCTGAAGTCGTAAGGCAATCGCCTGTTTGCAAGCATGGTCACATGATTATGAAATCAGGCATTTCAGACAAAACGGGCAAGGCTTATCAGGGTTATACCTGCCCATCTAAGTCGCGCCAAGATCAATGCCCACCGATATGGCTGAAAGAAGTTGATGGTCAATGGCTCACGCCAGCTGATTATCAAGATTATTTGCAGGAGCGTGGGCGATGAGAAATCTGCGTGATCTTGCACTTGAACTAGCTGCCATCACCGTGATTGCTGATAGCGCCAAAGATGCCAAAGAACGACTTAGAGATGAATTTGCTGCTGCACTTGAAGCTGTGGGCGCTGATTCGGCTAAGGCTAATCTAGAAGGCTCAGACATTGCCAAAGTGTCGCTTATTCAACCAAAGCGCGTTGCACAAATTAATGATGATGCAGCTTTCACAAAATGGGTTGCACAAAATAAGCCGACAGAAATCGTGCAAAGTGTTCGTGATTCATATAAAAAGCTCTTACTCGACACAGTGGTGATTGAAGATGTGGCAATGCACCCGAGCACTGGCGAGATTCTTGACTTCATAACAATAGTTGAGAAGGCAAGCTATATCAGCACACGATTCCAGCCTGAAGGGCGCAGCAAGGTGCTCGAAGCAATATCAGCACAGCGCCTAGACATCACAATGATTTCACCTAAGGAGCTAGAGCAATGAAATATAAGCTAAACGCTGAACAGCAAATCAAAGCCAGTCAAGTAGGACAGATAAGAGCGCAACGCTACTTCCCACAATTTGCCGAAGAATATAATCGCAAAGAAGACAATCCCGGTGATTGGAAGCGCATGAAAGGCAACTTCTTTGAATTCTGCCAATTACAGATGGAATCAATAGCTGCTGAGATGGTCGTAGGCGAATATCTAGGGCTGGATTATGGCGATTTAGGTGATGAGCGATTTAAGGCGAAGGCCGATGTCGGTGCAAATATCGAGGTCAAATGGACACGATACGCCGAAGGATCGCTAATCGTAGTGCCACGCGATAGATCGTCAGACATAGCAATTCTGGTCACTGGCTCATGCCCTAGCTACACTATTCAAGGCTGGATTCCAATAAGCATCGCTAAATCCGACCGATACAAATCAAGCCGTGATGCAAGCTGGTGGGTTGGTCAAATACACCTGCGCCCTATCGAGACATTTAAGAAATCATCTTATGCTGAAGCTTCTTTGTCGAATCTGTAAAGAAGAGCGCGAGCACAGCATTGTGCGCGACTTTCAAGATCGTATGCCTGCTGAGTTGGTAGTAGCTGAATGTCATGGCTGTGGTGTCATAGGCGTTGCAGAGCTACCACAATTTAAGCCATGAGCGACTTTAGTAGGCAGTGGCTTGAAGCTTTAGCCCTTGACATTGAGCAGATTTATCTAATTGGTCAAAGCTCAGAGTTATCCACAGATGTGGAGAGAATAGTGGAATACATAAGACAGTGGAGAAAGTAGGTGTCCAAATTGTCTAGAATCTCCCAATCTTACACGCTCATGCTTGACAAGGTGTGTATGCTCCGAGGGCTTGCGCGAGCCGCTTCGCGTGTTAGCTCGCTAAGCAAACGCATCGGGGGGCTCTCTATGCTCTTAGCCTTTGCGGCTCTCGCACTTATACACACACCAGCTAATGCAAATGCAAATCATCACATGAATCTCAAACTATATGCACATAATTTGATAGATGATTGGAATGAATTCTCATGCTTTGTAGAGCTTATACATAGAGAATCATCGTGGAGATATTGGGCAAAGAACGGATCGCACTATGGACTAGGACAGATGCGTTCTACTTGGTATCGAGACCTAACACCTAGACAACAGATAAGAGCTACACTTAAATATATAGATGCTAGATATGACGGACAGATATGTGATGGCGCTTTAGCATCATCATATAAGAGGGGCTGGTATTAGTGTCATCATCACTGCGTAAGACAGGTAGCACAGCACAGTGGCGCAAGATTAGGGAGATGGTATTCAAGAGAGATGGTCGCTACTGCTCAACCTGTCTAGCTGAAGACAACCTGACCATTGATCATATAGTTGAGCGATCTAAGGGCGGCACAGATCATCTAGATAACCTGCGTGTATTGTGCAACAATTGCAATATTGGAAGAAATAAATCACACAGGGGCTTTTTTTTAAGCGATAGGACACCACC